ATTGCTTAAGAGCGCCCTCAATATTATTCTTTTTGACTTCTATAATTAACATTTTGACAAACGTATTATTTTTTATTAGATTTATGTATAAATAAACGAATATTATGCAAAGTTAAATGAAAAAAGGGAAATCATGTGTGCTGAAGGGATATAAAAATTTTAAAACTTGTTACGGAACGGTAGATTCAAAAAATTTAAAATCAGTTTACATTAATATACAATCTTGGGTTGAACCAAAAAAAGTATTGGAGAATTGGGGTAGAGAAGTTTCTTATTTAAACAGGTTGGTAAAACAATTATTACTTGAGATATCAGATAAATTTATGTTTTATAGTAAATTTATTGTCGATTTAGATTTAAGAACAAGTGGTATATCTGTAGGTAAAAGGTCATTTATGAATTTAGAAATAACCTTATACACTAAAGTCGACATTGATTTCAAATCAATAAAACTTAAAAATGAAATTAAAAAAATAATATCATTCATTGATGGGGATATATTTTTTACGTCTGAATTATTCAATTTCTACTTAACAAAAAACGACAAAGAAAAAAATTTGGTTACAGTTTAATATTTATAAAGAAAATATTAAATGCAAAACTATAAAATTTTAGGACCTACGGAAATAGGTAAAGGGATTCTTATTGAGTATGATGCAGGTTACGTGTCACCCAATGAGTTTTCTAATGATAGAGTAATTAAAGAAAATTTTAATACTACCGACCATTCAAAACCATTTGAATTCTATGCCGTTCTTCAGAAATATGATACCCCAAATAGAAATGGTAGAATATATCCTGAAAAAATATTGAAAAGAGAGGCTGATAATTATACTAAAAATTATATTAAAAGAGGAACTTCTCTTTCAGAATTAAATCACCCTGAATCTTCTCTTATTGACCTTGATAGGGTTTCTCACATTATTACTGAAATGTGGTGGGATAAAAATGTATTACTTGGTAAATTAAGACTTTTAACTTCACCAGGTTTTCACGAAAGAGGTATAGTATCAACAAAGGGAGACCAAGCCGCAAATCTTTTAAGACAAGGAGTAACTCTTGGGATTTCTTCAAGAGGAGTTGGCTCACTTGCAAAAAGAGGAGAACAAAACGAAGTACAGGAAGATTTTGAATTAATTTGTTTTGACCTTGTTTCTTCACCATCAACACCTGGAGCGTATTTGTTCAAGGATGAGAAGGATAGATTTAAGTATGAAGAAAACTTACAAGAGGAAAAAGAATTAAAACAACAAAGAGAATCAGGTAAATCACTTGATTTAATGAGAAAACTTACCGATTATTTATCAAAATAATTAATATGGACGAAAAATATTTTGTAGCAAAAATCACAATTGATGATGTTGATTCTGAATCAGGTAAAATTAAAAAACAAAAGGAAGAAAAACTTGTCAAAGGGTTTAGTCCAACTGATGTGGAAGCAAAGGTCACTAAACTATTTCAATCGTACTCTCAAGATTGGAGAATTACAGCAATTGTTGAGAGTAAAATTAATGAAGTGGTAGAGTAATATATACTCATAGTTAAATTAGCCAAAGGGGACATTTGTCCCCTTTTTTCATTTATAAATCATAAAAAACTTATTTTTTTAATTTCTCTACATATTTATTAAAAAAAAGTTTAAATGTCTGAAAAAAATTTAGTTAACGAAACACTTCTCCAAATACAAAATTTGGAAGAAGTTATTAATGAAAACGCAAAAGAAATACTTGCTTCAACAATGAAGGAAGAAATTAGCGAACTAGTAAAGGAGTCTTTGAAAGATGAGACTGACAAAGACGAATTAGTTATGATTCCCGAAGAAGATTCTGAAGAAGAGGATGACATGGAGGATATGGAAGACGACATGGAAGACATGGAAGACATGGAAGATATGGAAGTTGACATGGATGACATGGAGGATACAGAAGACGAAATGGAAGACGACATGGATGACATGGAAGTTGACATGGAAGTTGATATGTACGACATGGAAGACGACTCTATTAATGACCTCACAGGGGAAACTGATTTAAATAAAGTTTTCAATGTATTCAAGAATATGAAAAATTCTGACACTGTTACAGTTGTTCCTGATGGAGACTATACCAAAATTTCTGACGATGACGAAGATGTTGAGTACTTACTTCAAATGGAATCTGAAGAAGAATCTGAAGAATTGGAAGAAAAATGGGAAATGGAAGAAGAAGATTCAGTTGATGAAGTTGTCTATGAAATCGAAATGGATGAAATGTTTGATGATTCTGAATACAAAGGTATTGAAGAAGATGATGATTATTTTGATTTCGATAAAATGGACAATGAATCATATAATATGAATGAAGCTAAAAAAGCTAAAAAAATTGAAACTAAAGAGGGAATGAAACCAAAAGTAGGAACAGACGGAGAAATTGGTTCATCTAAAAAGTTTTCTTATAAGAAGTCTAAAGGCGGATTTAAAGAAGATATGAAGCATGCTAATCCTACTAAAGGTACGGGTAAACCTAAATTTGAATTCAAAGAAGGTGAAATGATGGATATGCCATCCAAAACTAAAAAACTTTCAAAAGAAGAAGCAAAAGAGGCATCACGTACTTATGGTTTTGGTTCAAAATCTGGCAGAGGTTTGAGAAAAGGAATTACTCCTAACAGAGATTTAACTTTTGAGAACCATGAAATGAACAAAGAATTAGAAATGTTAAGAGCTAAAAATGAAGAATATAGAAAAGCACTTAATTTATTTAGAGATAAATTAAATGAAGTAGCAATCTTCAATTCAAATTTGGCTTATGCAACAAGACTATTCACTGAACATTCAACTTCTAAGCAAGAAAAAATTAACGTTCTTAGAAGATTTGATTCTGCAGAAACCTTAAAGGAATCAAAAGCTTTATATAAAACAATTAAAGATGAACTTTCACAAGGTACAAAGGCAACTCCTATTACTGAATCAATTGAAAGAGTAATTGAGCGTGAACCACAATCTGGTTCTGCAATTAATCTTATTGAATCAAAGACATATGAGAACCCACAATTCCTTAGAATGAAAGATATTATGTCAAAAATTGTAAAATAAAAAAATAAAAATAAAAATAAAAAAACCAAAAATAAAAATGGGAGCATTATTAGAATCAGGTCTTGTTGGTAACATTGGTCTTAAGCACCTTAAAGTTATCAAAGAAGATACTATTAACAAATGGGACAAATTAGGGTTCCTTGAAGGCCTTCGTGGCCACCTAAAAGAGAACGTAGCTCAGTTATATGAAAACCAAGCTTCATTCTTAATTAACGAAGCATCGTCTACTGCAGATTCAGGTTCATTTGAAACTGTAGTATTCCCAATCATTCGTCGTGTATTCTCTAAGCTTTTAGCTAATGAAATCGTATCAGTACAAGCTATGAACCTTCCTATCGGTAAGTTGTTCTACTTTGTACCTCAAATTCAAGGTTACAGTGGTGGAACTGCAACAAATGGTTTAGGTATTGATTCAGGTGACCACTACGCACCTGTAGGTTCACCTGGTAACTATCCTGGTGACCCTAACGCAGGTTATACTTCAGGTACAGGTCAACCATTTGGTCAAGCCGCTAAAAACCTTTATGATTTATTCTACGAAGGTGCTGAGCCAGGTCTTAACCCAGCTGGTTTGTTTGACTACTCAAAAGGTCGTTTTGTAACATTGACATCTAGCACTCCAACAGTTGCATGGTCAGATGGAACATTAGTTGCTTCGGCTTATACCCAAGCTTCAGGTGCTGCCGGTATCACACAAGAATATAGAAAGATTATTGTTGCACTTTCAGGTTTCTCAACTGCCGGTATCGGTAAATTGATTGGTCCTGATGGTCAAGAACAAGACACTGAATCTTTCTTGTCTAATTTAACTTTGTATACTGACAGTGCAACTGCAGCGGCATCTTTAGGTACTGCAACATTTACACCACTTTTATTCCGTGTTGTAACTCAGAAGTACGGTCAGGCAATCTACGGTCCTCAGTATACATCTACACAAGCTGGATTTAATAAAACAACTTCAGGTGGTAACGGTGGTTACTATGATAACGTTTGTAGCCAAACTGGATTTATCTATTTAGAAATTGATACTCAAGTTCCAGCATGTATTGCTTGTGGACAGTCAACTCCTGATGGATATTCAGGAGCAACTATCTCCGCTTCTGCTTTCTCAGGTGCCGGTGCTAACACAGTTATTAAAGCGGCTTGGAGACGTTATGAAGAATTAGAATTTGAAGACAAGATTGGTGAAGTTTCTTTCGACCTTGAGTCAGTAACAGTTTCTGTAACTGAAAGAAAGTTGAGAGCACAATGGTCACCAGAACTTGCTCAAGACGTTGCGGCATTCCACAACATTGACGCTGAGGCTGAATTAACAGCTTTATTGTCAGAACAAGTGGCAGCTGAAATTGACCGTGAAATCCTCCGTGACCTTCGTAAAGGTGCGGCTTGGACACTTCGTTGGGATTACAACGGTTGGAAGCGTCTGAACAACCAATCTACTCCTTATACTCAGAAGGACTGGAACCAAACTCTTATCACTGCAATCAACCAAATCTCAGCTCAGATTCACAAATCTACTTTGAGAGGTGGAGCAAACTGGATTGTTGTATCATCTGAAATTTCAGCAATTTTTGATGACCTTCAATATTTCCACGTTTCTAACGCAGCACCTGAGCAAGACCAGTATAACATGGGTATTGAAAGAGTTGGTACATTGGCAGGTCGTTACCAAGTGTATCGTGACCCTTACTTCCCACCAAACACAGTATTGTTGGGACACAAAGGTACGTCACTTCTTGACACTGGTTACATCTACGCACCATACGTACCACTTCAATTAACTCCAACTATGTACAACCCATTCAACTTCACACCTATCAAGGGTATCATGACTCGTTACGCGAAGAAAATGGTAAATAACAGGTTCTTCGGTAGAATTATTGTTGATGGTGTTCGCACATTTGATTTGAATGAATTGAGATAATCAATTTAAATGAATAAATTAAAAAGGTCAGATTTTTCTGACCTTTTTTATTTTAATTTAAAAAACTATTTATTTTTTGGATGAATAGTATATTTATATGATATGAGGAAATATGAACCAAATCAAAAAGAAATTGATGTAATACTAAATATGTACATTGAAGAACGTATAGGTTCATCGACCATTTCTGAAAGAACAGGATTAAAAAAACAAATAATTTTAAGAATATTAAAAGATAATAATGTCAAAATGAGAAAATCAGGTAGAGTTTTCATTGGTGGTCGAAAAACTGCGATGGAAAAATATGAATCTAAACCTGAAACAAAGGAAAGAAAAAGAAAAAATTATGACAATTGGTATTCTAATAATAAAGAATATCGTAAAGAATACCTTAAAGAATACAGAGAAAAAAATATAGATAAAATTCGTGAAACAAAAAGAAACTACGAAAGGTACCGTAAATCAACAGACCCAATTTACAAACTTATTAATAATTTCAGAACTGCAATCTACCAAGTACTAAAAGAAAATAATGTTCAGAAAAATGGTCACTATTTTGAAGTTCTTCAGTATACTCCTGATAAGTTAATTAGTCATTTAGAAAATCAATTTAAAGACGGAATGAATTGGGATAATTATGGTGATTGGCATGTAGACCACATACTTCCAATATCTATACATAACATTCAAGAAATTGGGGATGATGAATTTATGAAATGTTGGTCTTTAGATAATCTCCAACCTATGTGGGGTGAAGATAATATTAGGAAGTCAAACAAGGTTTTATAATATTTATAGAATATGAATCTTAGAGAAAGTATTAAAAAACATTTAATTCTTGAAAAGAGAATAGGTCAAATAGCAACCAATTTTGAGGTTACTTTTGGTTTTGATGTGATAACAACAAAACATTCTAACTATAGAGGTGGAGGTAGAGATTTGGAAGATTATAACCAACGACCTATATCAAATACTGAAATCGTTGAATTCATTCAAATGTTTAAAAAAGATATTGCCGAAAAAATAATTAATACTGAAATTGAGAATGGGATTCCATTTATCATTATTTCAAATAAATGGGAACTTGCCATGGCAGTATCCCCTGAAAAAATATATGGTACGTATTGGAAACTTGTTGTAATTACAGTTTTCAGACAATCCGAAATACATCAATTTAGAGTTGGAATTGACCAAATTGTGATAGAAAAATAATATTATTGTCCACCTAAAACTCTTAAAGCTTTAGATAGTGCCTCACATTCTTCCAAATTATAAGAACCTCTTCTAAAACCAGCCTTTGTTGCTTCAATTAAACAATATATGGCCTGTTCTTTATTCATATTAATATAAAACTCATTTAATTGTGAGTCTGAAAAATAATGAATAGACTCAAACAAACTTCCCTTAGGTGACATTTGTTCAATTGTTTCTTTAATTTCTTTTTCCAAATTACTATTTTGTTCCATATTACAAGATATTTATTATAAGTATAATTGTTTAAGAATGCCAAATCAAACTTTACTTGAAATATTTAAAAAATATTTAGAATCTGAAAGATTAAAAGAATCTACAGGTACAATGAGCTCCGGTTCATATAGAATGCCTTTAGTTCCAGGATTTAGAATATGGGATGAGGATGAAACCCAACCATTTACTGAAAAATTATCAGGGTTTGATAATGCTGAATTATATGTTGATAGTTTAGATGGTAACATAGATACAAAAAATGCTAAAGAAAAAGAAAAAAAATCAAGAAAAATATCGAACTATATAAAAAAACACCCAATGCAAAATGATAATGACGGTGATATTTTAAATAATGGTAAAACTAAACTAATTAAGAATGTTTCAAAACCATATGTTTCTGAAGCCGATAGCTCAATAACTGCAGGTGCTTATACCGGTCCATTAGAAATAGGTTTAAAAAAATGGAGAAAACAAGAATTAGGACCTTTTATTGAATTTTCAAACCACCCTGAAAACAAGAAAACAAAACAAAAAACTTTAAAAAAAAACATAAAAAAAACAATTGGTGTTTGGGAAAAACATCCTGAAGATAGTTACGAAATACCAATACACGATGTGGATGCGATTAATGAAGATTTGGGTGTTTGGTTTGGAACAAAAAAGAAACCGAAAGGTAGTAAACAACCTAAGGGTCCTTGGGTAAATATATGTAGAAAAAAAGAAGGCGGTGGTCATCCCCCTTGTGGAAGACCAGAAGCGGATTCAAAAGGTTATCCAAAATGTAGAGCCGCAGGAGT